AGAAGAGTGTCCTGCTACGATTACGCCAAAGTTTGAGTTTTGGTTTGCTGACCCTGATGTTCCCGGTCCTGTGCCTACAGCAGGTAGGTTGTTGGACATGTAAACATCAAAACCATGAAGCCTACCGATAGCTAAGCCAGCTCTCAGTCCACCTGACTCGCCGAAGTCTGCATTGAGAAGACGTGAATCTTCATCCTTTAGGATTTCGACAAATGTTGGATGTAGAACTAACCATCTACCATCTGTATCGACGAACTGTGTGTCAAGCAGTCTGCCCATTCTTGCAATAACTTGCAATGGTGTAGCAGTAGCTGTAGCTTGAGCAGTTGCGCCCGGCATACGTGGTGCTAGTGGGATAGAGTGGTCGCCAGCACTACCTGTAGTGATGTTACCAAAGCTATCCTTACGTAGCTTCATAGATGTAAGCAGTTCATCAGACCCTGCAGTTGATACAGCTTTTGACCCACTTACGGTGTCGTTAGCTGTGCCTGCTACAGCGTTGATTGTGCCTTGCTTAAAACCAGCCATGTAACCAAGAATTTCTTGGTCATGTTGGTCTCTAAGCCTATAGCCTGCTCGGTCAGATGCTAAGGATTCGAAATTGACATGGCTGTGAGCCTCTTCGATGTCGTCTACCTTGAAAGCAAAATAGTTTGCTTTGTCAACGACAAGACTGAAGTCCTCGTCATCCAAGTCTTGCGGAGTAATCTGAGTTCCTCGTGCATACTCCTTAACGGTGATTTCTGGTTCCTTGATTATTTTAACCGTGTCACCGTAGTTCGCAATCTCGCCGAAGTAGTCAGAATTAGTTATTGACTCTACAACCGAGGTCTTGCGAAAAGCTTGCTGAACTTTTTGAGAGTAGATTACCGGGCTAAAATTGCCGTTTGGTAAACTACTGTGTCCAGCGGCGGTTTTAAATGCCATTGGTTTACCTCGTTAATATGATTTAAAGATTGTAGATTTTCGTACTATACAAGACCAGTTGATAAGGTGTCCTGACGGGGCTTACGCTCTGGGTAGTTTGAATCGGTGGAAAATCTATAACTTCGCTGTACTCAAAGTTTAGGGTGTATGGTGTATCGTCTGCACAGCACCATTGGAGCGAGTAACCTTACGGGGTCGCTATTAATTACTATATTTTACCACAAAATAAAATAAAAGTAAATAAATTTTTATCTTTGCAAGTCATAAATGAAATTGCCAGATTTTATAGCTTCATCTATAGCCTTTTCGTTCTTCTCATATTCATGAGCTTTCATCTTGGCTACCTGTGATTCTCTCCACTGATTAGACTGGGAGCTCTTTGTTTTAGCTACATTAGATGTATTTTTAGCTGTCACTAAAGAAGCAGCGCCTTTATCAGATGCCTCCTTCTTTTTATCAGATATTTTTGTATCTAGCTTATACAAGTCTATTGCTCTTGCTGCAGCTTGTGCATCAGTTGCATTATGATATAGTGAGTCTTTTATCCATAATGGCTGTAGATTAACCCAAGCATGGAACTCTTCAGACTTCCTAATATCTTCAAAGTCAGGATGTATCTGAATAAGCTTTGACTCAGCGGTTCGTATCTTAGCTTCTTCTTCTGCTTCTGCAATAGCCTTGAGTCTATCCTCCATAGTTTTATCTAATTCCAAAGCTTTCTTAGTAGCAATGGTTTCAATAACTTTAGCAACATCAGGATACTCTTTTGTCCACGCTGCAAGCTCCTCATCACTCTTTGGTAACTTTATAGCTTCTTTAGTGGCACTAGATATCTGACCCTCTAGGTTTCTAATTTTATCTCTAAACTCTTGTTCTTTTTGTTGAGAATATCGGCGTAAATCACCGTAGCGTTTTTTAAATGTCTTCTCTTCAGGGTCAAGAGATTCAGTTTCGGCTTTGTCAGCCTCTGCATCTTTCTGCTCCTGTACTACGTTAGCACGTTCCTCTTCTAAACGCTTTAACTCTTCCTGTTCGTCAGTTCGGTCCTTTTTGTATTTCATAGACACAGCCTTAACGTCTTGCTTTACAGCGGCAATCGCTTCACTCATTATAATCTCCTATACTAAATTTTTGTGAGAAAAGTTTTTATTTTCCCTGCGATATACACGGTTGGGTGTATTAGTTTACAAAACACATTTCCAAACAAATCATCTTTTGCTTTACCTTTTGTAAGAATGTGTTTTAAGTGTTGTGTTCGTTTTCTAGCCATAAAAGCACCTAGTCTAGTCAATATGTTACTACTTTGCATCCCTGTTACGTAAGGTCTGAATAGCCAATGATAGCCTATCTCATGTTCTGGTGTTAAGTAACGTTTTTGATATGTATGCCATACTTTCATAGCCTTTTGCCAATCTACTAATTGAGTCTGTCTATACATTTCAGTGCATACTATGCTTTTATCGTCGGAGACAGAAGGCTCCGCGCCAAAGGAACCACGCTCTTCACCTGCGGAATCTTCTGCTCTTTGTCTTTCTGTATTTTCTCTTTGTCGTTCAAATGCAGCGGCTCTTCTAGCAGCATCCTCTTGCTTTCTTTGTGCCTCTTCTCTTTCAGCGCCACTCATCATGCTTGTTGGGTTTCTTGCTTCATTTAACGCCATTTCAGCCTCAGAAGGTCTAAATGGATTCATAGCATCCCTTTGTATTTCAGCTGCGTTCTGTTCAAATGCCTCTTGCTTTGTAGCCCTACGAGTCTCAGGAACAAAGCCACCTTTGTTATCTGGTATTAATCTGCCTGTTTCAACTCGTCTTCCTGTTGTACTGAGTTCGCCTTTTTCTTTATCTGATAAACCGCTGAGGAAAGACTCAGATAATCTACCAACAGTTGAATCTTTATCAAACAACGGTGTCACTTTTCTAGCCTCTTCTAAAGCTTCATTTCTTTCTTTAGAGAAAGTTTCTGCTACATCTGGTTCAAATGTTATCTTTTTAGCGTCAGTTATATCAGTTATTAACTCTCCTGAGTCTGGTGTATCTCCTTTAGGAGGTAGCTTAACAGTATTCATAAGTGCATCATACTCTCCTTTAGACCCGTAGCTTTTGTTAATTAATTTAGTAGCTGCGCTTTGTCTAATGGCTTTGTCTTGTGAGTCAGGTAACATAAATCCTGCAGTAGTGTCTATAGCGCCCCCTACTTTACCCATAATACCAGTTCTTTCTGACATCGGTTGACGCACATTTACATAGTTCTCAAAGTCTTGTTGTTGAAAACCAGTAGCTCCTGTAGGCATCTTATCCATCTCAGACTGAACCATAGTATCAAATCTCTCAGTCTGTTGCTGTGGTGTTAAGTTTGGTGTAGGTGATGCCAAACCTCTTCCACCACCACCTGCATCACCGCCTACGCCTGCTGATGTAGTAGTACCTCCTGTGCCTTCAGGTGGTTTTGTAAAGTCTTCTTCAACAGACTTCTGATAATCTCCTACATTAGGAGCAACTACACTTGTTGGGTCGCCTGTAAATATAGCACCTATTCCTGTTGTTCTTGTTGGGGTAGGTTGTGTATTTTGTTGATATCCTGTAATGTTACCTTGTTCATCATATATGGGTATGCCTTGATTTAACCTTAATGGTGTGTAACCAAACTGAGATGTGTTGGGTGCGCCCAAGCCTGCAAATTGTGCAGATGCTGCAGTTGGAGCTGTGCCTAGAGGTGTAACACCTGCTTGTGCTTTTAGTAATCCACCATCATTAGTCTTAGATGTCTTCTCGTCGCCTACATACTCTATCTGACCTGCCTCTTCCATCATCTCCAGACCTGCAAGTGCCTCTTGTCTCATAGCCTCATACGTGCCAAGACCATGATATCTAACCACGTTAGCAGGTACAACTAGCTCGCCCTCACTCATCATTACGTGTTGGTCATCAGCTACTTCTTTCTTTGTGGCACCCATAGGTGGCTCACCCTTTTCTGCTTTCATAAGGTCTGGCTTAGAACCAATACCTACAGTTATAGCTGTAACACCTTTTGCTGCTTGAGCCATAGGCATCTGTGTGCCTTTTTGTTGTGCTGCTTGCTGTACTTCTTGCATAGCAACGTCTCTAGGGTCAGTCATAGGTCTAGCTAACCCTCTTTGTACTTTAGGTTTTTTGGTTTGTTTTCTGCCTTGTGCAGTTTTTGGACCTTTACCTGTTGGTGCTTCTTGTGCCTTTGTCATAGGCACTACTCCTTGTTGTGCCATAAGAGCTCCTCCTTTATACATTCCAGATTGTAATTGTTCTCTAGTGGGCGGTTGCATTTCTCTTCGTTCTTCATCTGATATTGCAGGCTCATCTATAATTCTAGCTACATCTCTAGGGTCTACTCCCATACTCATCAGTTGTGTATACCTAGAGTTATAAGGTAGTTCGTTGAATTCATCAGACCTAACGTAATCTTGATATTGACGCTGTATGCTATTAATCGGCTGAATAGCAGAGACTTTGCCATCTTTACCTACATAATCTTGCCCCTCTGCTGTATTTATTACAGCTTTTATAGCTTGGTCTATAAACTCTTTTTCATTTGGATATTCTTCTCTTAAATATCTACCAAACTGATTATTTATTTTATCTATATTAGACTCTGGGTCATTGCCCTCTCTAAATTCATCCATGCCATATTTTGCTAGAGGTGCGAATAAACTCTTTCTTAATGGGTCTCCTTTACGACGTTTAGCAGTTAATCCACCCAATAATATGTGTCTTAACTTGTCTTCTGTGACATC